CCATCAAAAGCAAAGAATCCATTATTGCTCATCCAGTAAGCTATACCATCTATTTCTGTTACTGCATTTTTTCCAATTAATCCACAGTTAGTTCCTACTTGTTCAAAGCCAAATGTAAAGGGAGCTCCTACAAATTTCATTGTGTAAAGAGCATTGTCTGTCCATACAAGAATAGTTTCCTTAGCCACCAACGCTCCGACGATCCGCGTTCCATCTTGTAATCTAAATGTACCGGCCGTGTTTGTAGCTAATACGTCGTAAACGTTAATTTCTTCATTAGCAGAAAATTTAATAAACATATCATCTTGCGTAGTACTATCATTGGCAGTTGTACATGTACCAAAATGAATTAAATGTCTTGTTGTTGGAGATACTAAACTTACTCTAGAAGCAACAGGGTTATTGTTAGTTTCAAAACTTGTCGTTAATTGAGAAGCGCGGTTTGTAAACTTTGCTGAAACACTAGAATCCCAAGTAAATGTTTTACCATTTGCAATCGTTGCAACTAATACATCACCAAAAGTATCTAATGACCATAGTCCTGGTTCTAGAACAATTGTTGCTGCATCTACAGGTGATCCCCATCCTGCAAAATCTGTTGCATCTCTAAGTGTTGCAACTAAACTCCAATTTCCTGCTGTAGTTCCGCTAATTCCTCTAGTAAGATTTCCTAAATAATTTCCACTTTTTAAAGTATAACTAAAAAGTTCATCTCCTGTTAATGAAAATTCACCATCTGCTAATATAGTTCCACTAGCTGGGAAACCACTTGCGTCTATTAATAAAATAGTATTTGAAACAATTTCACCTGATAGATGACTAACAGCACCAACTCCTCTAACTGCTCCTGTTAATTCATTGGCTACATTACCTGTATAAGTTATGACTTCAGTGTTAATCATAACAGTACCTGTTGATCCATAAATAGTAGAATCGACTAATGGTATTACGGTATCAGCATCAGTGATTCCTGCACTTAAAGTAGTTGTTAAAGAACCATCTGTAGCATTTATAGCTATATTTAATTTAGTAGTGGCTACACCTGCAACAGTTCCACCATAAGGTCCTACACCAAATCCATAACCATAAGTTTGTTCGGCAGGACCAATATATGCATAGGGTTGTACTGTCATAGTTCCACCTGTTGCAACGACTGCACTTGCTTGGTTTGCAGAATTAATTGTGAATGTTGTGGGAGAAGGAACACTTAAAACTTGAAATAATTTATCTTCAAAATCAGTTGCACTTAATCCAGTACCACCGGGTAAAGTTACACTATCCAATACAATCATATCTCCTTCTATTAAATCATGATCGGTAGGTGTAGTAATAATACAATTTTTGTTAGAAGTACTTGTAGTTGCTAATGTACAGGTAGTAAGAAAAAGTGGAGCGCCTACGGCATTTGTTCTCCAAGGTGTAATATCATAAAGAATACCTTCAAAATAAATAAGTAAAAATTTATCAGTTCCAATAGCTACATATCTATTTCCTACTTTATCTACAAAAGGTATTGTTTTTCTAGCTACACCAACAATAGTATCATTAAGTAAAGATGACCAGCCTCCTACTTTTTCAGGAAGTCCATATCTAAATCTTGTATTGTCTGAATCTACCCAACGTGCTGTTGCACCTACTGAAGTATCTTGCTTGTCTATTCCGGGAGCGAATTTAATTTCTGTGAGCATGTCCTGCTCCTATACTGTGTTAGTCTTATAAGTCCAACCTTGAGTAGCATTTACATACACAAGGGTAATAGCTTGTCTGTTGGTATTCAAAACTACATTAGAAGCAGTTCCTAGAATATTAAGACTGTTATTAGCTAAAGTACAATTATTTGATAAGAAAAAATTATAACCATCTATAACCACAATCTCATCTCCAACAGTTGCTGCCGCTGGTAAAGTTACAGTAACTGGGTTAGTTCTTGTATCTACAATTAATTGGTCTCCTGCAACTGCAAGATAAGGTGAATTAGAATCACTAATAGAGTTGTATCCTTTATTTAACATCTTAATAGATGTTAAAGTATTGGCTCCATCAGATACTAATAATAAATTAGATCCCACTGGAACAGCAGTAGCTGTAGCTTGTCCTGTTGTTAATACACCAATTGTATAATTGGTTGTTGTTCTAGAAGTTGCATCTTCAATAAAGAAAACTCTATTAGCATTTCCACCTGATGTGGTTGCTGGCATAGTAACTGTACAATTACCTACTAAGGTTCCTGTAAGTTTAAGAAATATATTTTTACCATTAGCTCCAGCATCGCCGTCAGCTAAACTTAAAGTAACATTACCAGTACTTAAAGCTACTGTAGCATATCCTGATGATGCGGTTTGTAAAATTTGTAAATTAGTATTTTGAATAGTTCCCCATAGACCAGCTTTTTCTCCTGTGGCTACAAGTTCTAATGATAGGTCTGTTGAGTAAGTTGATGCCATAGTTTAATAAGGTTTAATTGGTGTCCATACCATATTTGCTCCGGGTATAATTTCATTCCAAGTAATTACTCCTGGTTCTTTAGTGTTTAATGTAATAGATGTTCCGTCAATAATTACATTAGCTGTTCCAACTATTGTAACTGTTCCCGTGCTCATAGTCAATGGATTTCCAGTGACATCAACAATAGCTGTTCCAGATGCTATGGCTGTACCTGTAGCCATTATTAATGGATTTTTAGTTACTCCTGTTGAACTAGTACCAGAAACTATTAACGTTCCAGTTCCTAAAATTAAAGGATCTGCACCAGATTGTTGAATAATACTTGTTGTAGCAATACCAATAGGTCCAATAGATACAACTAAAGTATTGCCTGTAACAGTAATATTTACATTGTTGTCGTCGCCGACAGTTGCAAAGGGAAATCTAGCAAATGAATCAAATCCGAATATCATATTTGTAATCCTTATAAAGGAGACAGTAGGTATGGTGGAGTACTGTCTCCATCTAAATATTATACACTATAAATTTATAGTATCAACTCTGTTAAAGCAGAGTTTGATCCAATAGTTCCTTTATAAAAAGTATTAAAAGATAGACTTATTCTCGTATTTTTACCTTTTTTAGTTTCTACTTGATGTATTGTAGAAGAAGGAAACATAATTAATTTACCTGTTTCTACAGGAAAAAACCAAGTTTCGGAATTCCAGAAATTAAATTTTGTGTTATCTATTATAGGTTTTATTTGTGGACTATCAAAGTTGGTAAAAAGTATTTTATCATTTTTTATATCTGAATCAAAATATAATACACCAGACACTATTGAATTAGGATGGTTGTGTTTATGATGATATTGATCGGCTTCAGTATAATTTAACCAAGATTGAGTTATGTAAAGTTCAAGATTATTTTTTGGACAAATAACTGTATCTAAATAATTTTTACAATGTTTATTTAAAAACTTTTTAATGTTCTTAAATTCTTTTCTATTTAATATATAATTATCTTTTGTATTAATATTACCAGTATTTTTACTACAATGTTTTTTTTGTTCTTTTACAAAATTTAATTCTTGTTTAGTAAATCTTCTATCTATTTCTGTCGTATAGACAGGTATTGGAAAAATATTATTAATTATTGGCTCTCTCACAAAAATATTTTATCTTTTTGGGTAATTTGTTTTAACAGTATTTATTGCAGTTTTCCAACTATCAATTCCATCATCGTTAATTTTTTCTAATTGACTTTCCCAAGTTCCGTAGGCTTTTCTTCTTATATCTAAGATTACTCTTGCAACAACAGCATCATCAATTATTAGACCCCATTCTTGGCAATAAGTAAAATCAAATCCAGCTGGAACTGTACTTAATAAAGATAGTCCTGTTTGTGCGTCTTGTGCATCTTTACACAAAAACAAAAAAGCATCACAGTTTGGTGTTTGTGCTATTATTGTAGCATATGATCTATCAATTGGATTTTTTGTTGTTCCAAAATAAGTTTCATAATTAGATGCTAGTATCTTATATAGTTTCATCTTCAACTCCTTTGAGTTCTATTTTTAACGTAGGGTTAATATGACCTTCAAGAATTTTTGGTTCTTTAGGAATCAATCCCACACTTTTCAATGCGTTCCAAGTATGAGGGTTACTCATGGCATTTCTTATCTTAGCTGCTGATGGTCTGCCATTCGCTATCATCTCAGCTTGGATTTCTCTACCAATATTTACAGTAAATTCATTTGCAGCGTTAGCTTCAAACATTTCTTCATCGGTATATCCT